TTGTGGAACGCTGACCACCGATGGACTTGCTGCGCGCCTCGACGTTCCCACCGCCCCCCTCGCCGTCTACGCCGGCCCCGCCGAGGACATCGAGCCGCCCGACGACTGCGAGGGCGTCTACTGCTATGTAGATCCGCCGTACGTCGGCACTACCGGCTACTCCGCCGACATGCCCCGTGACACCGTACTCGCCACGCTCCAGAAGTGGCACGACGCCGGGGCGGTGGTCTGCTGCTCCGAGGCTGCAGGGCTCGCTGACGGGTTGACGGGCGAGTGGTACGAGGTCGACATCACCGAGGCGCGGGTCGGGCAGAAGCGCACGTTCTCGAAGCAACAGCGGGAGATCATCACCATCAACCGCCCGCCGCAGCACAAGCCCGCCACCCAAACCAGCATGTTCGGATGACCGTTGACACGCCCCCGCCGACCCGTGCTAGACTGACCCCGCTGTGATGATGATGAGCTACCACGACAACAACGCCGCGCACCCCGTCGGGATCTCCTGTCATCGCTCATCCGTGCGTCTACAGGTCATCGCAGCAGCCGCCGAGGTGCGCGGCATCTACACACCCGCGGCAGGGCGACTGCTCCGTACGCCCGCCGCCGCCCGTCCCGGCGCACCACACCCCCTACCCCGCCGGGGCGGGTCCGCTTTCGCCCGCGAGGGGGCATCAACCCCGCTGCTACGGCAGCACGACATGGAAGGCAGGCACCCTTTCCGGGCAACCACCCGGCACGGTAGCCGCCGACCATCGGTGCCGACGCGCCGCAGTCCAGCACAGCAAGGCACTACGCCCCCCGCGGGCACCCACAACACCGCCCTTCCGTCGGCAGACGGGCAGCGAGGGCGGGACAGCCGCGAACCGTTGAAGCACGCGGCGAAATCCCCTCGGTCGGCATGGGGTCGGCCGGGGGGCAACTATCAGGAGGGTGGCTGTGGGCACTAACTACTACCTGCAGGACGACTCGCGACTCTGCATAGAGTGCGGCCGGGGCGGGGTCCGGCGCCACATCGGCAAGTCCTCGGCCGGGTGGGTGTTTTCGCTGCACGTCTACCCCGATGACGGAATCCACGACCTAGACGACTGGCGCGCGCTGTTCGAGCGCTGGCCCATCGTCGACGAGTACGGGCGCGACGTCACCGCCGATCGCATGGTCGAGATCATCACCAAGCGCTCGCACCCCGACGGGCTTTCGAGGAACGACGCGCCGGACGGGCGAACGTACAGGCGCGGCAGCGGGACGTGGGACTGCTACACGGGCGGCGATACGTCGTGGTAGTACGCACCCCGCCCGCCATCCACGAACGGCCGTACCTCGTCGTAGCAGGTAGGCGCGATGGTGAGTCGACCATCGTGGCGACGGGGGCGGACACGTACGCCGAGGCGGTGGGCAAGATGGACATGGTCCGGCGGGTGTATCCCGGCGCCCCTGTGGCGGTCGAGGCGCCCGACGGTAGGGTGTGGGTGTCGTGCAGGGGGCGGCGATGATCGATCTGCGATGCTGCGACGTGGCCGATGTGCTCACCGAGGCGCGGGGGGCGAGGCTTGTGCATGCTGATCCGCCGTGGGTGTACGGCAACCGATCGCCCCGCGGCGACGGAAGCCTAGCCAACGTCTCCGAGCACTACGACACCCTGTCGATCGCCGACATCGCCGAGCACATCCGCGAGTCCGCCCGCTGCGCGCTTCCGACAGCCCGCCTCATGCTGTGGTCGACATGGCCGCAACTCGGCGACTGGATGGCGCAGGACGTGCGCCCGTGGCGGTACGTGACCGGTGGGGCGTGGGCCAAGGATGACCGGCTAGGCCAAGGGCACCACTGGCGCGGTATGTCCGAACCCGTGCTCGTGTACGTGCACGACGGTGGCGCGACGGTCAACCGGGCGATCAGCAACACTCACATCTCGCAGCGAGGGCAGCACAGCGAGAAGCCCGAGGGGTGGCTGGCCGAGGCGCTGAGAGCGTGGACCGACCCCGGCGACCTCGTGCTCGACCTCTACGCCGGGCTCGCCCCGATGGCGAGGGCATGCGCGGCGACCGGCCGGGCCTACCTCGGCGCGGAGATCGACGCCGAGCGGTACCGGCACGCAAAGGCGAAACTCAAGGGTGCGCCGTACCATCCGAACCCGGCACAGTGCAGCATGTTCGGGGGGGCACATGGGAGCGCGTAGCCGACGCAAGGGCCGGGCCTTCGAGCAGCACGCCGCCCGGCTGTTCCGCGAGGCGATGCCGGGGTGCGAGGTGTTCCGCGGCGCGCAGTCGTGGGAGGGGAGTCGAGACCCCGACCTGCGCCTGCCCTACTTCGCCCCCGAGTGCAAGGCGGGGCAGCGCCCGAACATCTACCGCGCCATGCTGCAGGCCGAGGTCAACGCCGACGCGTGCGACCGGGTGCCGGTGGTCGTGTCGCGCAAGAACAGCCCAGGGGGCAGCTCGCCGCGGGTCGACCTGGTGACGTTGCGGGCGGACGACTTCTACCTGCTGTTGCGGCAGTGTTGGGACGCCTTCGGGCGGGAGGATTGGGTGGAGTGAGCGAGTACGAGCGACGCGACGCTGACGACGGATGCGTGATGGTCGAGACGCAGGCGAGCGGCTACCTGCACCGCAGGGTGTGGCGAGGGCTGCAGCGGGTCGAGGCGGAATACCCCGACGACGGCGTGCCGTTCGTCACCGACGCCAACGACCCCACCCCCGCCGACATCGTGGCGCACCTGCTCGACAAGCCCAACGACGCGTGGGAGGTGCTGCGGCAGCTCTCGAAGCGGGTAGCCGGGCCGACGTGGAGCTTCTACCGCCCGTATTTCAGGAGCACTGTCCCGTGTAGCGTGGAGGGCGAAGGGGGGCGCCCCGCGTGTGATGACGCCGCCCTCACCGCCGCCGGGTGGGTGCTCGCCGACCGCGAGATCGTGGGGACGACGAGGGACGGGGGGGCAGAAGAGTGAGGGAGTACGGCATACGAGAGGGCGACGTGCTGCTCACATGGGACGGCGACGACCTCACGCCAACGCACGACGTCGAGGAGGTCGCGCGGCGGCTGCTCGACAACAACCCTGACGAGCGGGAGAAGCCGTTGGCCGACTTGCTGGCCGTACGGGTCGCCATGTTGATCGTGCTCAACTGGCAGGGCTGGCGACCGCCGAGCGCGGGGCAGACGGCACGGCCGCGGCGTCGTGCAGCAACCGGCGCCCTCGCGCCGACAACGGGGCCGAGGATGGGAGGGTGAGCGTGGGCAAGCCGAAGTGGGGAACGTGTGCGGGGTGTCGGTGGTTCGATTCCACCCCGGCTAACTCGGAGTTCTACAGCGAATACGACTCGTGTGAGACGTGGTGCTGGAAGGGGAACGACGATGCCGACGAATAACCACCTGCTCGCGCTGCTGCTCGACGCGCCGGAGTACCGCAGAACGCTCGTGTGCCGGGCGGTCAAGCTCGACGCGAAGGCCAGGGTGTACACGCCGACAGGGCCGGTCGACGGCAAGCCGGGGCAGTGGCTGGTGACGACGCCGGACGGCGGGTTCGAGGTCGAGGACGACGAGGCGTTCTGCGGGGCGTGGCGGAAGGTGAAGGCGTGAGCGTGTCGCCGCGCGTCTGGAAAGCCGGGTACGCCGTGGCCAAGGGCGCGTTTGAGTTGCTGCTGGTCGTCATGTGTTCGTGGGCGGCGTGGGTAGCGCCTGACCCGACGACGAGGGCGGTCTACCTGGTCGCGCTGCTGCTACTGCTCCATAGGACGGAGGGGTAGGGGTGGGGGCGAAGCACTACCCCATGGAGGTGCGGGACAAGGCGATCGACATGGTCGCCGAGGAAGCCGCAGCCAACGGGGGTGAGGTGCCGCGAGGCGCGCTCAGCAGGGCGGCGGAAGCCGTCGGGGCGGTGCGGGAAAGCGTGAGGGTGTGGTGGTCGGAGAAGTTGGATGAGGACGAACAGCGGACCAGACTGGACAGGGCGCGTCGCGCACGCGCAGAGGCAAGGGCAGCGGCTCAAGAGCACCTGCACGACTGCGTCGAACACCTCGCCACGCTGGTATACGCAAGCCTCGACCCGTCCAAGGTAGCGCCCGCGGTCAACGCCATCCGGGCGGTAGCCGACGACGAGGCAAGCGCCACCGACGCCTACCACAGCATTCAGATCCTGATCGACGCAGCGCCACCGAGCGAAGCGCTGCCCCCGCCCCCGACCATCGAGGCGCTGCCCGATGCCGACGACGAGTAGCCCGCGGTACGACTTCGCATCCTGGTACGACCGCGACGGCCGGGCCATCACCCCGAACGCCTACCAATCGTGGGTGTGGCGTGCATGCCAGCACCCGACCGCGACGGACATTCACAACACGGGCGGGTTCGGGGCGGCGAAGACCACGACCGGGGTCAACGTGCTGGCCAAGGCCATGGCCATCAACCGACAGGCCGGGCCGGGCGCGCGCTACGGGCTGGTGTCCTCTGACGGCGCGCAGCTCCGACACGTCACCATGGCCGGGCTGGAGGGCGTCATCAACGGGGCGACGGGCTGGGCCGGCCCCTTCCGCAAGAACCCCGCGATCGCCTCGTTCAACTGGATGGCGAAGCGGCTCACGACGATCTGGGGTGACGAGTTGGTGTGGGCGACCGGGCACGACGGGGCGAAGTCGCTGGAGGGTGGCGAATTCGCGTGCATCCTCACCGACGAGGCAACGCTGTACCTCCCCGAAGCCCAGCGCCGTATCCGTGAGCGCCTGCGGCAGACGGGGTACCCGGTGCGGTTCGTGCTCAACACGTACACCCCACAGCCGGGTCGGTCGCTGTCGTGGCTGCACGAGCGCTGCCGTGGGCTGGTCGACGGGGTACCGTCACACGCGGGCGTGCTGCGGTTGGCGATGCCGACCAGGGCGAACGCCGCCAACCTCCCGCCCGACTACATCGACAGCCTGCGCGAGATGTACTCGCCTCAGATGGCCCGCGCCATGCTTGAGGGCGAGTTTGTCCTCCTGTCCGGCCTGGTCTACCCCGACATGGGCGAGGCCAACGTCATCGACTACGACCCTGACGGCGACCGCGAGTTGCCGCTGACGGTCGGGTGGGACCCCGGATACCGCCGCCCGTTCCTCGCCCTCGTGCAGGAATTCGACCCCAGCCTGTGGGTAGCGTTCAGCGAGTTGGCCCTCGCCGACATGAGCACCGAGCAGCAGGCGCACGAGTTGGCCCGTCACCCCGCCGTCAAGGGGCGCTCGCACCTGACCCTGATCATGGACCCCGCCGGCAAGGCGGTGCAGTCCACGACGGGCACGAGCGACTACCTGACGATGTCCAACACCCTGCGCGACTACGGCATCGCGTGCACGCTCAAGACGGCCGAGCACCCCGAGGACCGCATCATCACCGTGGGCTGCGAGCGGCTGCGTGCGTGGATGTGTTCGGCCATGGGGGTACGCCGGTTCTTCGTGGCGAGGCACCTGCAGGGGGCGCGGCACCGCAGGGGGCACGACAACCAGCCCGTTGTCGGGATCTGGCAAGCGCTCACCGAGCAGCCGCTCAAGGACGGCAGCGACGAGCCGGACAGGTCGGTCCGCTGGGATGCGTGGTCCCACCCCTGCGACGTGGCGCGCTACCTCGCCGTCAACCTCGCGGGGTTCAAGCGAGTGGACCGCGAGGGCTGGCGCAGCTCCCGCGCCCCCGCCGACAGGGAAACACCGGAACCACAGCCCACCGCCCGACGTGGCCGGCGACCCTCGCCCGCTGCGGCGGTCGAGCGGGACATGTAGGAGGGAACATGACCGCCGACAGCCGCGACGCGTGGGACTTCGAACCGGACGACCGCACCCCGTGCGAGTTGATGCAAGACGCCTACGAGTCGTTGGAGCGCGCCGCCGTGCCGCAGCCGTTCGGCATCATCGATCCGATCCATGGACTCGGCTGGTGTGAGGAGGGGTCGGCGAAGTGGGAGTTGTGGCACAGGTGGACGCGGTTGCTATCTGAGAACATGCACGACCGCCACGCATGGGCGCCCGGCGGCGAGGGCATGCCATGATCCGCGCCCTACTCCGCGCAGCCATCGACGGCGCACGCGAGGGTATCGAGGAAGCGACGCCGCGGCTAGGTATCCACTTCGGCGCCCACCGTGACCCCGACGTCGCGCACTGCCACGGCAAGCGGCACCGGCACTATATCGCGTACCAGGGCGTGCACCACGACCCGGCGACCTCGGAAGCGTGGGAGATCACGAGCGCGTCTTTCCCCACCGCCCACGGCGTCGACCTGCACGGCTCCGATTGGGAGGGCACCCCGGTCACCGTCTCGGTCGGCGGGTTCGCGCGCGCGGTGGTTTCAGAATAGGCCACCCACCCTGAAACACCCCCGTTCGATTCTGACTTGACACCGTTTCGATCTGCAATCCATGCTAGGGGCGATGGTCGCCCCTTCCTCGCCCGCACGCCGATCCCTGTTCGCCCGCATCCTCGGCCGAGGTGCGCCCGCCGAGCCGGTAGCGCTCGCCAAGGGGCCGACGGTCAAGCCGCCCAAGCACACCCGCCCCATCGGGCACGACGGGATGCAGCGGTCGGGCGGCTACTTCCGCGACGACGCGAGCGAGCACAACGCCGACCTGGACATGGGCGCATGGCGGGGCACAGCCTCGACCGTGGGCGCCGGGCGGCGGATCGCCAAGGAAGACGACGACGTCCGCGGCATCGTGTACAGCTACACGCACGCCTTGATGGGCACGTCGTGGGACGTCGCCCCGGCCGGCGAGAACAGCGCCGACGCGGTCATGCTGGCGCGGGCGTTCGAGCTGCTGTTGATGGGCCGGCGCAAGCGGCTGTGGGGCAAGCGGCTACTTGACGCCGCCCTGTGCCTGCGCGACGGGGTCCGCATCCAGGAACGCACCGTCTACCGCGACAACAGCCTCGCGCTCCCCCGGTACGAGCAGGACGACTCCGGCGAGTGGGTCAAGGGCACAGGCACCCGCAAGGGGTGGTACGTGTTCGACCTCGCCCCCCGGCTTCCGCACAGCATCGACAAGTGGGTCACGCAGGAAGACGGCTCGTTCGGTGGCGTGATCCAGTGGTGGCGGCAGGACGACTCCGGCACCTTCGGCAACGAGCCGACCATCCCCGCCGAGAACCTGCTGCGCTGGGCGTACGACGAGGAAGGCAGCAACTGGGAGGGCGACCCCCTGATCCGCTCGTGCTGGTCGAGGGCGATGACGCGCAAGCGTATCCAGCTGCTCGCCGAGATCGCCTTCAACCGCCACGCGGGCGGCGTGCCCCAGGTCAAGGAAACTGTCCCCAACGTTCTCGACGACCAGGACTGGAGCGACCTTCGGGACATCGCCCGCGACTACGCGCAGCATCAAAACATGTTCCTCGAGTCGCCCTACGGCGCGGAGTTCGGCATCCTCGAAGCCCGGATGGAATTCGCCAAGGCCATGGCTGAGTGGTGGCGCATGCTCGGCAAGTCCATGTGCCGCGCCACCGGGTGCATGCACCTATACACCGGCGAGAGCAACGGCACGCAAGCCCTGTTCGGCGGGCAGCGCGACCTGTTCCTCTTCAACGCCTCGCACCTCGCCGACTACGTCTGCGCCCCGTACAACGACCTCGCCGAGGAGTGGGTGCAGTGGAACGGGTTTGACCCCGACCTCGCCCCGTCGGTCACGTACGGCGACCTCGTACAGACGGACATGGGCAAGATCGCCGGGGACTGGAGGGCGGCGCGCGACGCTGGGGTGTGGCACCCGACCATCGAGGACGAGCGGTGGTTGCGCCGCGAGGGCGGCTACCCCGACGGGGGCGAGGCGCTGACCGAGGCGTACGAGGTGCAGGGCGCTGTCGAACCCGACGCGCCGGACATCGACGCCGCCAAGGTGGTCGAGGTCGTGGCATCGGTGGTCACAGGCAAGATCCCCAAGTCGTCAGCGCGCGCCATGCTGGTCGAGGTATTCCGCCTCACCGAGGACGCAGCCGACGCCATTCTCGCCGACGTCGAGGAGCCCGACCCGGACATCGAGCCTGACCCCGCGGCCGAGCCTGACCCCGCGGCCGAGCCTGACCCCGATCCCGACGACGACGACGACGACGACGGCACCCCGCCGCCCCCGCCCGGTGGCGACTCCCCCGACTCGGACCTCGGTGCCGAGGGCGACAGCCCAGACAGCGAGGGTGACGCCGGGGAGCCGGGCGGCGTGGCGGCGACCCGCTGTTGCGGCGGTCACGTTGCCCTCGCTGACGAGGCCGGTGCCCGCGTGCCGTACAAGCCCGGCATGACCGCGGCCGAGTACGTCGAGGCGTGTGGGCCGATGCAGGCGCTCGCCGAGGCCACCTTCAACGCCGAGGCCAGCCGCGCCACCCGCGACGACATGACCAACATGGTCGCCGACAGCGTGACCCCGAAGATCCGCGCCATCGCCGAGCCGTTCGCCGAGGCCCTTGCCGGCGCCGACATGGCCGAGGCCGCAGACCTGACCCTCGAGGTCACCGACTATCAGCGCGACGACCTGGTTGACTTCCTCGCCGAGGCGTACCGCGCCGTTCGTGAGGAAGGCGAGGCCGAGGTCAAGGGCGAGGTCGCGCAGCAGCAGGACGACGGCGACTATCCGTCGAAGCTCGCAGCCGCCCTGTCCGCCGCGGGCGTGGCCATGGCCGAGGGCGACGGCTGGGACGACATCGACAGCGAACAGCTCGACATGTGGGAGCAGGCCGCAGCGCGCACCACGGCCGACAAGCTCCTACAGGACGTGCAGCAGGCGGCGCGCAAGCGACACCAGGACGCGTCCATGTCCGGGGGCACCTCGGCGACGGCGCTGCTCGACGGGGCAATGGCCGACCTCGCCCCAGAGGCCACCGTGCGCGGCGACGTCAACGGCTCCCACGCGGGCGGGCGGGCAAAGCAACTCGCAGCGAGCGACGTCATGTGGGGGATCTACACCCTGACGCCGGAACTCGGCGGCAAGGACGGCGGCGGGCACACCCCGTGCATCGCATGCCAGTACACGGCGAGCGACCCCCGCAACCCGTTCAAGGTCAGCGACCCCGCCGACGTGGACTGGTTCGCGGTTCCGTCGCCCCGCTGTTACGGCGGTTCGACCTGCTACTGCACCATCATCGGCCTGACCGTCCCGCCGACAGGGGGCACGCCGTGACCTGCGACACCTGCGAGCACCTGCGCCGCATGGTCCGCTGGCCTCGGTGGGTGTGCCTCGCCCTGCGCGGCGTGGCGTTCCTCAAGACGCGCACCGACTCGCACTGCTCGTGCTACGTCCCGCGGGGGACACGATGAGTCACGAGTCGATCCTATTGTGGGTGGGCATCGTAGGGTCCGTGGCATGGCTCGCCGTGCATCTCGACTGGCCATGGTGGGGGGGCGCATGACCGCGTTCGTTCACCTCGTAGGGCCGCAGCTCGCAGGCAAAACGTACGTGCGTGAGCAGGCCGCGGAGCGGCTCGGCGACAAGGTCGAGCACTGGGACGCGTGGGAGTGGTACCGCGAGCACGACGTCATCGACGAGGCCGGGCGCATGGATTGGCGCCGACGGACCGACGTTGCCGACCAGCAGCGCGCAGACCTCGACGCGTGGCTCGAGGACGTCACCGCCGACGTGGCGATCGTCGAGAGCAGCGGGATCGGCACCACCGTCAACGACGCCCTCACCGGCTACAACGCCCACCGCATCCGGGTAGAGGAGTCGCCCGCCGACGAGGTCGAGCAGCGAGCCGAGGCGCGCGGGCTGGACCCCGCCCACGTCGAGGCGTACAACGCCCGCATCCGGGAGAAGCTCGACGACCCGCCGGTCACGCAAGACCAGGCCATCGCGCAGATCGTCGCGCTCGCCGTCAAGGGTGAGGTCACCTCGCGGCTGGGATCGCCCGTCGCGTTCGGCCGGCTGTACGACGACCCCGACGACGCCGAGGACCGCAGCCGGTGGCACATCATCGCCAGCGTCGGCAAGACCAGCGGCTACCCGCTCGGTGGGGACGCGGACGTCGAGATCACCGCCGAGGAGCTGCACGACTACGTGCGCCTGTTCGACGTGGTCGGCCGTGAGGTGCCGGTCGACGTCAACCACGCTACATGGTTGGGCTACGCCGACCCCGAAACGACCAAGGCCCGCGGGTGGATCACCGCGCTACGCTGCGACGGGGAACACATCGAAGCGCTGATCCGCTGGACCGTCGAGGGCCTGGAGTTGATCCGCTCCGAGGGGTTCCGCTACTTCAGCCTCGAAGCCGGCCCCGTGTTCGGCGAGTCCGTCGAGGACGTGCTCGGCTGGACCATCACCGGCGGCACGCTGACGAACCAACCCTTCCTAGACATCCCCGCCCTGGTCGCAAGCCGGGCGGCTGGACCGCATCACACCGACGCCCATTCCGGGGGCGCCACAGGGGCGCCGGAAAGTACCCGAGAGGGCGAGCACAACAGGGCTACACAGGAGGAATCCATGCCCGATATCAAGGCACTGGCCAAGGTGCTGGGCGTCGACGAGGACAAGATCGAGTCGACGGTCAAGGCACTGCAGGCCGACAACGCACGCCTTCGCGAGCAGCGCGATGAGCACGAGGCCGCCACGGCGAAGATCGCCGAGGACGCGTTCGTGCGCGAGCTGTACGACGACGGCAGGCTCACCGAGGACCGCGAGGAGGACGCCCGCTGGGCTTACCAGCAGGACGCCGACCGCGCTGCCCGCATCTACTCCGCCAAGGTCGTCCCGGTCGACAAGACCAAGGGCGGCGACAAGCCGGACACCAGCACCGACGCGCCCCTGTCGCGCGAGGACGCGGGGAACAAGCTCAACAACGCCGCCCTGTCCCTCATGAGCGACGGCAAGGCCTACGGCTACCCGGCCGCGTTCGGGCTCGCCCGCGCCAACCACCCCGAGTGGGCGACCGCCTACGACAGCAGGGAGGACTAGACCATGTCGAGTGTCTACAAGGTCCCGCTCGGCGCAGGTGCCGAGACGATGGCGTACCAGGCCAGTGCCGACAGCTCCTCCAAGGCGGGGTTCCTGTTCAAGGAGAACAGCGGCAAGGCCACTCTCGCGACCGCCGCCACCGACGTCCCCAAGGGCGTCCTGGTCGAGGCCGCTTCCGACTCCACCTCGGCCGCGCTGACGCTGTGCGTCGCCGGCAAGGTCAAGGCGCAGGCCGGCGGCACCATCGGCGAGGGTGACAAGATCACCACCGACGCCAGCGGCAACGCCATCGCAACCACCACCCTCGGCAACTACATCTGGGGCCACGCCCTGGAAGACGCCGCCGACGGTGACACCTTCTGGATGCTGGTCGCCTTCGGTCAGTACGGCACGTACGCCTAGGAGGACGCCATGCCCGCAACTCACAGAGTCCACGTCGATCAGCCCCTGGCCAGCATGTCGCTCGCGAAGGTGCCGGTCGCCGACTACATCGGTCACCAGGTGCTCAAGCCGGTCGCCGTCAAGAAGCAGAGCGACAAGATCTGGGCCTACGCGGACGGTACGTTCTTCACCACCGCCGCCCCGGCCGGACAGCGCCTGTTCCTGCGCGGCCCCGGCAGCGCGTACAACCGATACGAGTGGGACGTCTCGGCGACCACGGCCTACTTCGCCGAGAACTACGGCCTGGAGATCGTGTGCTCCGACGAGGAGGTCGAGAACTCCGACGACGGCATCGACCCGCGCGCGGACAACGGCGCGATCGTCGCAGCCAACCTCATGAACGCGCAGGAGCAGCGGTACGCCGCCCTCCTGTTCGACACGACCACCACCTTCGCCTCGTACACCTCGGCGCTCACCACGACCCGCTGGGACAGCGACACCGCCGACCCGTGGGCCAACCGCATCACCGCGGTCGAGTCCATGATGAGCAACGGCACGTACGACCCGCTCCGCAACGACCTCGTGTGCGTGACGAGCATCCAGGCGTGGCATCGCTTCTGCCGCAACCCGTTCCTGGTCGACGCGGTCAAGCACACCAGCGACGCCTCGGTCATCACCCGCGACGAGTGGATGCGCTACCTGCAGGTCGACAAGTTCCTGGTCGGTGCCGGCACGTACAACACCGCGGACGACGGGCAGTCGATCTCCCTGGGCTACATCTGGGGCGACTACGTCGGCTTCTACAGCGTGCCCAAGGGCACCCCGACGCTCAAGGCGCCGTCCCTGGGGTTCTCCCCGGTCTGGACCGGCATGGGCGGCAACATCGGCAACCTGGGCTATGGGACGTCCACGTACCGCGACGACACCGTCAAGGGCGAGGTCATCCAGGGCGATCACTACGTCGACGAGCTGATCACGCAGGCGGCGGCGGGGTACGTCTTCTCCGACGTCACCGCGGCCTAGAAGGGGGACAGCATGGCTGTTACCAACCTCCTCCCCAACGCGCTGATCGAGGGCGCGAGTCAGGTTCCGTCGGGGTCCACGCTCACCGTAGCGGGTACCCTGACGTCGACCGGCACGACCACGATCTCCGGCATCGACTGCAACGGTGCGCTCGATCTCGATCACGCGCTGACGGCGGCGGGCGACCTCGCCAACATCGCCGGGACCATCAACCACGCGACGGACGCGGCGCAGGGGCTGTCGGTCGACATGGCGCAGCTCACCGCCGTCCGTTCCGCGGGCGTGGTGTCCGGCGTCAAGTCCGCCATCACCTCGCTGGCGTCGAGCACGGGCGGCACGTACGCGTCGTTCGAGTCCGCGGCCACCGACGGCGGCGGTACCGCGCTGCATGTGGTGCTGTACTCGGCCTCGACCGAGGACGCGCTCGTGGGCGTGTCGGCTTCCGGCAAGGGTGGCGTGGTCGTGTCGGCCGACGGCATGACCGCAGACCCCGAGGCCGACGCCGAGGCCGGCTACGGCATCATCGACGTGGGCGGGACGCTGTACCAGTTCCCGATCTACGCCGCGTAGCAACAACCCAACGGGGGCGGCTTCGGTCGCCCCCGGTACAACTCACGGAGGGGAAACGTGAGGATCACCAGAGACGAGATCGAAGGGCGGCTCGCGTCGTTCAAGTTCGGGCTGGCCGACGGCCTGTTGGCAAAGGAGCGCAACGCACAGCAGCGCGCGCAGCTCGATGCCGAGGCAGACCAACTCGACGCCAAGATCAACGGCACGCTGGCGGGGATGGAAACGCTGCAGTCGCTGATCGCGGTGCTCGAGCAACCGGAGCCGGAAGACCCGACGGTGCCGCCACCGTCCGATCCGCCCAAGGTGAATCCCTCGTGACGCTCAACAGGTCGGGTGAGGCGCACGCTTCGCCCGGCCGATTGAACGCCACGGCACTGGAGGCCGCATGACCCTACAACTCGATGGATTGACCCTCGGCGGTACCATCACTATGGCGGCGTCGTCGAAGTTCAACCGCATGGTTGTCGGCACTGGCACGCCCGGCTATGCCACGTCTGCGGGCACCTGCTACATCACCGGCGTCTGTGAGGTTGACGGCGACCTGTACGCCGACGGCGACATCTACGCCCACGCCGGGTGCATCGTCGACATGCAGGACAACAACGCGGCGGCGCTGAACTTCCAGGAGTCCAGCAACGTCTATCTGCGGTTCATCACCACCGACGCGGGCGAGAAGCTCCAGGTGCACAAGGATCTCGACCTCGGCCTGTCGGGCACGTCCGGCAAGCTGTCGATCTTCCCCAGCACCGCGGCCAAGGGGCACCTCGCCATCACCGTGGCCGACGCCACAGGGGACACCGCCACGACCGTCAACGTCGCCGAGCAGGCCGCAGCGCGCACGTACACGATCCCCGACCACGGGGGAGCGGCGTCGTTCGTCCTCGGCGTGGGCGACGCCACCGGCGACGGCATGTTCAAGAATCCCGAGGCCGACACCGAGGCCGGGTTCATCACGTACAACCTCGGCGGGACCGACTACCAAGTCCCCTTCTATGCCAGCTCCTAGGGAGGCGTCGCGATGAGCACGCACCAGGTACTTTTCGAGGACGTCACCAACAGCGAGGCCACCGCGCAGAAGCTCATCGGCAGCGATGACTTCGGGGTGTGGGGCGTGATCAAAAACGCCTACATCCAGCGGACCGCGGGCACGGGTACGCAGTTCAAGGTGCGGTACTACCTCGGCTTTACCGGCACCCTGACCGACCGCTTCCTCACCGCATGCACGCTGCCGTCGGTGGCGGACGACTGGGAGGGGACGAACGAGGCGACCGAGTCGGCAGACCCGCCGTTCGCCTACGACACCCGGCTCAACAGCTACGCCGCGGGCTGGACCGGCGGCGCACCGCGGGCGGGCCTCGGCGTCTACATCACCGTCGAGCGGCTGGACGCCGCGGGCAACAACGACATCACCACCGAGACGGACCTCGCGCGGAGGTAGGGTGCCGTACAACGACACCATCGACGAGGCACTGCAGTACCTCGAGACTACGATCGACGCGACGAGTCACCCGACCGTGACGCAGGCGACGGTCATGTGGGGCGCCGTGTACGACCGCATGCTCACGTTCCTCGCAGCGCACGGGGTGACCGTGGCGGCGGGCACGGCAAGCGAGGACATCGTCAAGGACGTCGAGGCCATGTTCACGTCGTGCAAGGTCGGCCGCGCCAACGACCTGCAGAGCGCTGGCGAGGTGCAGCAGTACACCGAGTGGCTGTGCGACGAGGCGCAGGAGCGGCTTGAGGAGTTGGCCGGCTACGAGTTCGCCGAGGCCGCAGGCGCCACCGTCACACGCAAGGGGCCGCGGCCGCGCAGCCTCGCCACCGACTACCCGAACAGCGACCTCGACACCAGCGACATTGAGAGCCCGCTCCCGTCGCGCAAGCTGGACAGCGACCTGTGAGCCGGGTAGCACGAGACGGGTTCCTGCAGCTCAAGATCGAAGGTCCGCAGGGGCGGGTCATCTCGGCGCAGATCGCGGGCAACCTCAGCAAGATGCGGGCGTCATGGTTGCCCGACACGTTCCGCGCGTTCGGCCGCTACATGCGCGAGGTCGTGATGAACCGCCAGTTTGGGCGCGAGGGCGCGTACCTCGGCCGGCGGTGGGCGAACATCGACGGCCGGTACCGCATGTGGAAGATCGGGATCTTCGGCGGGCAGGCCGACTACATCGGGCGCCGCTCGCTGGCCCTGCGGCACGCGCTGACAAGCGCCGACGCCAAGCCCTTCAACCGCGCAGGCCCCCCAGGTAAGACGATCCGCGCCGTGCCGATCCTCGACTACTCCGCATCGCACGTCACCGTCGGGGCATCGGTCACCGAGACGCCTCCCGGTGAGGAGTACTCGGTGCACTTCGACGCGGCCCGGCCGATCTTCGGCGACGGCAAGCTACCCGCCGAGGTCGAAATCGAAGGGGGCAAGCTGCTGTCCCTCGCCTACATGGCGGCGACCCACACCAAGGAAGGCGGCGAGCCGAGTTACACCGACTTCCCCGACGCGGCGATCACCAAGTATCTCAGCGTCCGCGCGCTGCGAGCGGCGGCGGCATGAGCGGCGAACGCTTCGCACGGGCGGCGGGCAAGCACCTGTCCGACTTCCTGCAGGACGCGACCAGCGGGCTCGCTGCCGGGGCGGTCCGCATCAACGCCGACTACAGCGGCACCGACCTCCCGACGACGTACACGTTCCCCGGCACGACGGCGAAGCGGCAACCGCGGCTTCCCTACGTCGGGCTCTCGTACGAGGACCGCGAGGTCGTCGAGCGGGCGCAGGGCTACCAGCGGTACCGCTACTATTTCACCGTGGTCATTGCCGTGGGGCGTGAGCACACCAAGGGTGACCCCGCCATCGAGGAAGAGCTTCAACAGTCCCTCGATTGGCTATTGACCGAGACGTTCGACGAGGAGGAGAAGTGGCAAGGCCACACCCTCGGCGGGCGCGTGTCCGACGCGTACCTCGCTGCCACCGGCGGCGGGCTCGTGCGGCTGGAAGAGTTCGGAGAAAAGCGCGCTGTGATGATGGGCGGCATGGTCCGCGTCACGCTGCGCGAGGCGCAGACTTACCCCGCGTAGGGAGGACGACAGCATGACCGCGATCAACCAGGAACTTCGCAAGGACGGCGGGGTCGTATTCCTGCAGGCGCAGGGGGCGAACGCCTACCAGACCCCGGGGGAGATCCCCGTGGCGGCTGACGCCATCGCCATCCGTGAGCTGGAATTCACCCCGGCGATCCCGATCAAGCGCCAGGCCAACCAGAACGGGCGCATGTCCAAGGAAGGCACGATCCGCGGGATGCACACGGGGTCGTTCCGCATGCTGGTCGACCTCATCCCGTCGGGCGCCGTGGCGAACGAGTGGGACGGGAGCGTGCTGTTCCTGACCGGGATCTTCGACGACGCCGTCAGCACCCCGACCGCGACCACGGTCAGCGGGTCCAGCTCGACACACACGGTCGTCGACGTGGCCGACGCGTCCGGGATCTCGGCGGGTGACATCGTGGGGATCGACGACTCCGACGGCATCCCCCGCGCCCGCGTGGTGACCGCCGTGGACACGGCCAGCGCGCCGGACAACATCACCCTCGAACAGCCGCTCACGTTCGTCCCGGCCGACACCGCCGACGTCACCGCGTCCAAGACGTACGTACTCAGCGACACGGCCGAGGAGACGGCGTTCACGCTGTGGTTCGCCATGACCCACGGGGGCGTTCGGCTCGGCGGGTGCGTGGTCAACAGCTACAAGATCGCGTGGGGCAACGACGAGCCGCCGACGCTGGAGGTGTCCGGTTTCTACCGCGAGTACTCGCAGGGTCGTCCGACCACCCTCAACGGCGGGATCAACAACAGCGTGACCACGATGACCGTGGCCGGGACCGACTGGAAGGGCATCACCAAGGGCGCCATCCTGCAGATCAACGCCGAGGGCGGCAACAGCGCCGAGGTCGTGTACGTCACCGCCGACCCGACCAGCGCGTCGGTCAGCATCGAGCGCGACAAGGACGGGGGCGGGGCGGACGCCCACGGCGACGCGGCCGTGGTCATCGTGTACCAGCCGACCCCGACCCTCGCCGGATCGAGCATCGCGGCGAAGGGGTGCCACGTCGAGATCAGCGAGGACGACAGCGTCGTCAGCGTGCGCCTCGTGAGCGAGTCGGGTTCCCTGTCCGCCGACGGCGGGGTCAAGGAACGGGTGCGCGGGCACGGCGACGCGAACGCCATCCACGGCTACGTCAAGAGCAGCGACCTGTCGGTCAAGTCGACCTTCTCGACGTGGGCCGAAAAGGACACTTGGGATTGGTACTACCGCCACGTCACCGGCGACGTCCGCCCGGTCACGCTGCAGTTCGGCGAGACGCCCGGGGCGATCTTCGCGGTCACGCTCGCGCGGCAGGTGTTCGAGCTGCCGAAGCTCAGCACCACCGGCGATGACCACGTCGGGGCCGTGCTGGAAACCGAGGACCGCGGGAGCCGTACGGGAACCGTGGTCATGAGCATCGCGTCGCTGTAGCGGCGCACAGCCTGGAGGGGCTTTGACATGGGATGGACTCGGGATCGGCGCTTTGTGCCGACGACAGCGGGCAACGACACGGCGCCCGACGATGAACAGGTCGCGATCTACTTCCGGCCGTTCTCGGTGGGTGAGCGTGGCGGGTTCCTCGCTGACCTACAGTGCCGGGCGAAAGCCCTTGTTGGTGCGGCCAAGGAAGCCGCGGAACGGGTCGAGGCACTGGCCGACGGCGAGGCGCCCGACCCCGGCGACGTGCAGGCCATGATCGGCGACTCCGACGACCTGCGCCGGTACGTGTTCGAGCGGGTCACCCGCGGCGAGCGCGGCGCGGACAAGGTCGACGGCTGGCGGAAGGTGTGGGATCGGGTCGAGGACGACCAGGTACTCGTCGACGAGATCGTGCAGGCGATCATCAAGTCGGCGGGAGTGGGGAAGGGCGAGGCCCCTTTCTCCGGGTCGCCTACCACTGGAGGGTAGGCGCAGGCAACCTCAAGCGGGAGCGCGCACGATGGGAAGCGCAGGGCGAGCGGTACCGTACCCCGATGTCGTGCGACCCCGCGTTCCTGTCGAGGGCGGGGCAAGGTCACTACCTGTTCGGGGTGTGGCCACCCGACGACATACCGACGCAGGCGTGGGACACCGTCGACAAGTTCCTGTACTGCGGTGGTGGTGGCGAGGAGTACCCCCGGCACCTCCCGCGGCCGGGCGGCATCGACCGTCAAGACGCGTGGGAGATGGAAGCGTTCCGGGTGCTGCACTCGGCAGCGGGGCAGGTCAGAAGCGCGCGGTTCAAGTCGTGGCGTGTCTCGAAGGGCATGGTTGATTGATGGCCGGCGGAACCCATTGGAAGCTCACAGCGGACGGCTCCGGCGCCGAGAGGGGCATCAAGGGCGTCGGTGGCGAGTTCGGCAAGCTCGGCGACCGGATGGACGGCACCCGTATCAGGGGTGAGAAGTTCGTCCAGGTGTCGCTCGGCATCAACCAGGCCCTCGAGGTCGGGCAGAAGATCATACAGGCGGTCAACACCGCCTACGACGCGACGATCGGCAAGCTCACCGAGATCGTGCGCGAACAGGCCGAGTTCGCCGACGACCTCGCCAAGACGTCCCGCGCCCTCGGCACGACCACCGAACAACTGCAGTCGTGGCGGCTCGCCGCGACGTACGCCGGCATCGAGAATCGAACGCTCGACAAGTCGATTCTCCGCATGAACAAGACCCTCGTCGACGCTGACCGCGGGCTGTCAACGGCGATTGACCTGCTCGGCCGGCTGGGAATCCAGGCGCACGACTCGCAGGGCGAGTTGAAAGACGGAACCGATGTCCTGCTGGAGATGGCCGACGCCTTCGAGCAGGAGTTGATTCCCTCCCAGCAGCAGGCCGCGATCACGTCGCAACTTCTCGGCGACCGAACCGGGTACATGGCCTCGCTCCTGCGCGACGGCCGCGACGCCATCGCCGAGGCACACAACGAGTTGGAACGCTACGGCGCGTACATGAGCGATGAGCTGCTGTACGTGTCTGAGGAGTTTAACGACTCGATCGACCGGATGGACGTGGCCACCATGGGCCTACGCAACACCCTGTCGATCTCATTCACCCCGGTCCTCACCGCGTTCAACGAGAGCATGGCCGAGTCGATCGGCACGTCGGGCGGCTGGCGCGCGATGCTGTCCAGCGTGATCCCCGTGATCGACGAGTTGGCGGTCGTGATCTACGGGTTCATCCAGGCGATCATGCACCTCCCGCAGATCGTCGAGGTCACGATCGAAGGGGTGGCGACGGCCGTCCTCCTGACCCTGCAGGGGGTCACCGACAAGATCGCGGGCATGTTCGACGCCATCGGGATCGACTACCTCGCGGGCGTGTTCGGCCGCGCGTCGGACGCGCTGGGAGCACCGGCGGAACGCATGCTCGGCATCCTTGCCGAGACAGTCGCAGAGTTGCAGGAGATCGGCGACAACGTCGAGGCGTTCAAGGCCCGGCTTGCCGACCTTCGCGCAGGTGGGGTGCCGGTTGGTGCGGGAGCCGCAGCAGCGGGCGCGCCGACCCCGGCCGAGGTTGCAGAGGGGACAGCCGGCGCGGGCGGGTCAGGCGAGATCGTCGTGCCGCTGGCCTACGCTGGGATCATCGAGGCGCAGGACGCGGCCATCGAGGGCGCGCAGGAACTCGAAGTCGCGTGGAACGACGTGGGCTCATCCGTGCAGGGCGTGATCGGTTTCGTGGCCAGCCTCACCCGCGGCGAACAGTCCGCCGGGCAGGTCGTGCTCGGCCTCGCGCAGACGATCCTCGGCGTGATCGGTCAGGTCGGCGGGCCGGCGGCGGGCGTCGTGGCCGGGGCGGGCAGCGGCATCCTCGGCATCCTGTCCGGCGCGCTCGGCGACAAAGGCCTCATGCCGACGCTCACCCTCGCCGACAGCGGCGCGGGCGTGGTGCCCGGCGGCGGCGGTCACTCGCTGGTCATGCGCCGCAACGATGAGGTTGTGATGGACCCCGAGGGCACCGGGTCGATTACCCGCATCGTCCGCATGGTCGAGGACATGATCGCCGGCAACCACGGTGGCCAGCCGTTCGACGGGTACGCCGCGGGCGGCGGGCTGGCGCGGGTGCAGGTCGATGGGACCGTCAACATGGACGGCCGCACCGTCGGGCGCCTCACGATGGATCGGATCGTCGACATGACACGAGCGGGCCGCGGCGGACTGTCCGGCGGTGCGCTGGAGGCTGGCCGATGACCGTTCCGCTGCGCGTGTACCTGCACGAGGACGGCGTCTTGCCCTCGACGCTGCTACACACTTGCACGACCGTTGCGACCGCGCCGTGGTCGAACGCGCAGGACCACCGGCCGGGGCGCCTGTTCGAGCTCGGCGCCGGGTTCATCCTGCGGGACGACGCAAGCGACTACATCCGGATCGCCAACTCCGACACAGGGGACTCCGTCGGGTTCACGCTCACCGACGACGGGTACACCGGCGCGAGCCTGGGAACGTACCTCACCACGGCGATCGCTGCGGAGTTCGCAGCCAACCCCGGGTACGTCGATCCGGTGGTCGTGGTCACGTACGACAACAGCACCCGCAAGTTCGCCTTCGCCAGCACAGCCAACACGATCATCTACTGGACGTACAGCGCCCGCACCATGGGCCTCGCCCTGGTCATGGGCTGGGACGGCACGGCCGACACCTCGGCGGGAACAAGCCACGTCAGCGACAACGCGACGTTCGTGCAGGACCGGCAGTGGGCCGCGTGGGACATCGGCGCGACGGGGTCGACCCCCGAGGCGTTCATGGTCTACGCGACGAACCTGACCGCAGCAGCGGGCACGACCGACCGGCTGTACCTGTACGGCCACACCACCGACCTCGGTAGCAACCCCGACGACTGGGAAGCGGCGGAGTACACGAGCGGGCAGGTACTGGCCACGCGCAGCGAGTTGAACGATCTAGTCATCTTCGACACCTCGCCGCCGTCGGGCACCATCTACTCTGGCGCGCTGCGGTACTGGTGTCTCCAGTGGACCCGCAACGAGGCGCAGGCCAGCATGGACAACGCCCGTTTCGGCGTGATCGAAGCGTGGGACGATGCCAACTTCGACGGCCGCGACTACACCCCAGAGGTCAACTTCCTCACCCCATGGCGGCGTATCCCGGTGACCGGCAGCGTCGCGTCGTTCCCGGCCGCAGGCGGCGGGCTCAACATCGCCGACACCCGCGGACACGTCGAGGTGCTGTTGCCGTTCGAGGACTGGGACGCCGCCACGTACCGCGCGCTCGAGGGCCTGTACGACCGCAAGGGCGCACTACCCGCGCTATGGGTGCCGGACATGGATGACCCCCTCGGTGGCGGCTACGCGCCCGATGGCGTGTTCGCTGTGATCTCCAGGTGGGACGGCGCGGTCATCGACGGCGTCGAGGACTACCGCACGTTCTCCATCGGCCTGCGCGCCGTGCCCATGCCCCCGGTCGGGAGCCTGTAGCCGTGGCGTTCTCCGACATCAAGGACGACACCGCCACCACGATCCAACTGTTCGTGACCGTGGACGTGTACGACGTCGACACCGAAACCACCACGACCCTACGGTGGAGCGAGGGCGAGGTCACCACGAACAAGGTAGACGGCACGATCCGCGACTGGGAGGGGCGCGTCGACGGCTGGGAAATCGACCACCCCGACCCGCCCATCGGCGGCGGCGCGTGGCCGCACAACAACGCCTCGTTGCAGGTGTGGATCGGGTCGAACGCGGGCGACAACGCCGACACGATCTGGGACTCCCTCACCGACGACCACGTCTGGGACAAGGGGGCGGTCACCATCACCCTGGTCGACATGACGCAGGACGACGGCGACGGGGCGCGCGACGAGCTGATCGGCGAGGTGTCGTACTTCGCCCGCCGTCTGCAGCCCAACTCGTTCGTGCAGTTGGAGTGCGAGGGGCTGTTGCACCAGGTGCGCTGCCCAAATCCGACGGTCAGCCCCGCGGGCAAGAACGGGTGCACGTTCGTACAGCCGGTGGTCAACAACTCCAGCGGCGCCGACCTCGACGGCGCGGTCAACGACAGCACCACGACGTTCTCGATGTCCGGCGTTCAAGGGTTCGAGGTCGGCATGGTCTGCCTCGTGCACGACTCCGACGAGTTGGTGCGCATCGAGAACATCGTCGGGAACGACCTCACGGTCAAGCGCGGCTACAACGGCACGACCGCCACGGCGCACGCCGACGCCGACTGGGTCTATGGCATGCTCCCCGGCGCGAACACGGTGGCCCAGTCGTCGCCGATCGAGAATCTGGTACTCCCGTTCGTGTTCTCCCGCGGGTCGCAGGACAAGGGCTGCCACGACGTCACCGCCTATGGCCTCGGCCGCAGCCGGTCCAACTACAACGACGCAACCGCCCCCGGCGGCGGGTCGGCGATTGAGTGGTACGTCGGCGCGGGGCCGTCGCTGTCGGTCGTGCAGACGTGGTCACTACTCAACGACGGCACCTCGATCCAGGACAACGGATCGATCAGCACGTACAACGACTGGGACAACGGCGCGACCGGGGTTGCCGGGACCAAGCTCGTCGCAGGCGCGGCCATCGGCGCAAGCAACGACTACCACCTCGACCCGCACCCTGTGCCGTCGGGCACGTATTTCCAGGCCATCCCCTTCTACCACACCTTCTCGCCGACGCTGCAGTGGGAGGCGGGCAAGTGCCGGCAGTGGGTGCTGCTCCAGGGCCTGACCGACGACGGCACGCCAGGGGGAAACCCGCACCGCTACCCCGGCGGCATCATGCAGGCGATCATCGTCAACGCCAACTGGGGACTCAACCTGACCCTCGCCGACTACGTCTACACCGACCGCATCACGGGGTGGAACACAGGCGATTGGCAGGACGAATACAGCGAGTCATGGGCCGAGGTCATCGAGGGCGTGGTGCCCGCGTTCGGCGCGACCGAGGCGCCGTTCGTGGTGGACGTCTTCCAGGAGCTATGCGACCTCGTCAACGCCGACTTGTTCGTGCGCGAGGGACTGTTCTACCCGACCCGCCGCGCGGTCGCAGGAACGGCCGACCTCACCGTCGAGGCCGACCACCTCGCGGGCGGCGCGTGGCCGGTGCGGGTGCGCGACCCCCAGGGCATCTACTGCAACCAGTTGATCGTCGACTTCGGGCAAGACCTGCTGACCGAGGCGCACGACGCCGACGACCTGCAGCCGACCAAGATCCCGTACACGCTGACGATCGACGACTACCCGGAGCAGACGGCGCGCGGGTCGGTCGTGTCCAAGCGGCTCACTCGGCAGTGGTTCCGCATGTGGCTGTCGAACACGTACCCGATCCACGACAACAGCGCGCACGCGCTCGACTTCCTCGAGCACTGGGACGACTCGCAGCAGGAGCAATTCGACCACCGATCGCAGCCGCAGGTGTGGATGGAGTCCGACCTGTGCGAGTCCTGCGCGTTCCTGCAGCAGGGCGAGACGGTCGACTACAACATCACCGGGATCACGACCACCAAGGGGCAGGTGCGGGGCATACGCAAGTCGCGCCCGGCGTCGCAGGACGGCATCCGGCAGCCCATGATCGTGACCGTTCGGAGCTGGCATATCACCTTCTAGGTGAGGAGAGATACATGACCTGGTCACACGCACAGAAGATGGAACGCGACGTCTACGACGCCGACCAAGACAACATGGTCGACGTTGCCGAAGGGCTGCGCGAGACGGGCGGGCCTACCACACTGACGGTCGGCGCCGTGACCGATGGGCAGTTGCTCAAGCGCGACGGCGCCACGATCACCAGCGAGGCGGCGGCGAGCAGCGTCACATCGGCCCTGTGCGCGAACGCGACCGGCTCCGACGCCGCAGCGGTGGCCGACAAGCACGAGGTTGTCTCGGTCAATGGGTCGCAGTATCTGCGCTTGCTCCCGCGTACCACGTTCCCCGAGGCCGTCGCTGACAGCATCACCGATACGAACGGTTGGACGTGGGTCAACTCCGGCGCGCTCGACAGCGCCGACGAGAACACCACCACGGCCGACGCGTTCAACATCGACCACGACGGCACGGGTACGGATTGGACCAGCGGCGGCACGCACACCGCGCCGTTCCGCTACCGCACGTACACGCGCACGTACTCGACCCAGCAGTGGGTCGCGTTCATCTCCGGCGACGGCGATTTCAACTACGCGACCACGGCGCTCATGGCGGTCGAAACGGGCGATGACAACGTGTACGCGTACGTCGGCCCCGCGTGGAACGGGGCGGACAAGATCCGCACGAACACGGGCGGCGCCTCGACGTGGACGAACGCCACGGCCGGGCAGCGTAACGGCGGGATCTGGTTCCGCCTCGTGATCGACATCGACGGCCGGGTGCTCTGCGAGTACGCGCACGGCGTGGTCGGCACGCTGCCGACGGCGTGGACGCGGACCAAGACGGTCGCCTCGCACTTCGCCTCGGCGCAGTCGTTCAAGGTCGGGATCGTCACCCACACGACGAACGCCACCGACGGCAGCGTGGGTGACGTGTACTACCTCGACGACGACATGCACTCGATCGGGTGGGACGCAGCGCTGCCGAAGTGGCCGGCGCAGCGGTTCGACACCGGCAACACCGAGGTTCCCATCATCACCGACCTCGACCTCACCGGCGGCAGCGGGGACGCTCCGACCATCGACCAGGCGCGGCTGCGAAAGTACGTGGCCGACGCCGTCAACTTGCTGGACGGTGACGCGGCGACGTGGACGTTCTCTTGCGTGACCGACGCCGGGACGGGCGCGTCGAGCGCGGCCTACAACGCTGCGGCTTCCCTCGTCGTCGAGGGCGGGGCAAAGCGCTACTTCAACCTATTTGGCAAGCCGAACAGCGACGGCACGCAGCCGGGCTCGTTCCGGTTCCCCTTGCCGATCCCCGTGAGCTAGGAGGAAGACGATGCAGATCAGCATTCCGATCAAGGACGGCGTGGTCGTCACCGAGGGCGGCAAGCCGCGGGTGCTGCCCCCGGGTATCCCCTTCTCCGACGGCGTGGCGGTCGTGTCCGATGACGGTGAGACGCGCGTCGAGTTGCTCGCCGACGAGCTGGTGACCGCCGACTCGGCCGATTGGCCTCCCTCGTCGTGCTGCTACGCCTTCGAGATCGAACACCTCGTGAGCGGCCACGGCGTGCGCGACATCGCCCCCGCGGGTCAGACCGCCGCCCGCGACGCCATCGCCAACGACAAGACGGGCGACCACAAGCGCAACGAGTGGGACGACATCGTCCGGCGGGCTGGCATCGGGATCGACCCCGGCGCCTACTCCAGCAAGGGGAAGCTCCTGACCGCGGCGAAGGGGGCACTACCATGAAGCCGACCGACCAGCTCGGATGGGAGCACTTCGCAGCAGCGCTCCGTAAGCGGGAGTCCGGGGGCGACTACTTGGTGGTCAACTCCTACGGGTTCATGGGCGCGTATCAGTTCGGCATGGAGCGGCTGTGTGACCTCGGGTACACGGCCCGTGTGAGCGAGGGGTGGCGCCCCGAGTGCTTCGAGTGGAAGGGCGCCTGGACGCGTGACCGCTTCCTCGCCGACAGCGACGAGCAGGACAACGCCTTCGCCCGCCACATGAACGCGTGGGCGGGGTACCTGCTCAAGCGCACCTGGGCAACCGACCACCTCGGCCAGCCGCTCGCGGCCTACGCCGAGGGCGCCGAGGGCGAACTCACCCTGTCGGGTATGCTGGGGGTGTGCCACCTCAAGGGACCGGGCGGGTTGCGGAAGCTCCTGCAGGGCCAGGACAACGCCGACGGCTACGGCACCAAGGCCAGCGAGTACATGGTGCTCTGCAACGGCTACTTCTAGGGGGTCGACATGTCCGACGAACAGACCACCGACGTCCCGCAGTCCGGCGCCCTCGCCCACCTGCGCCGCAACTGGAAGCGGTACGGACTGATCGCCGTCGCCATGCTCGCCGCCGGGATCGTGCGCTTCCAGTGCACGACCGACGAGGACGGCAAGGTGCACTTCGGCGCCGACGTGGGCGTGCGAGCGGGCGCTCGCTTGATGGGCGTGAGTGTCGAGGCCGAGGCCGAGGCGGGCGTGGGCGAGGAAGCCGAGCCGGTGGCCGAGCCGCCTGCGGACGGCGACACCCCGGCGGCTGCACCGGCCCCGGACGACGACCCGCCACGCCGCACGCGCCCAGACTTCCCCCGCCGAGAGCCGGCCATCCCGCCCGACCTGCTCGACGCGCTGGAGTATCTCGAGGGCGACGGCGACGACACGGCGGACGACGACAGCGAGGGTGACGACGACACCGATTGAGCGGGGTTTGTGCGGGGTTTGATTCCCGCACAATGAACCGCACAAAGGAGGGACCATGCAACCATCCCGAACGGCAACGATCGCAGCGGCAACGCTGGTAGGGCTCGGCGTGTTCGCGCTGTGGTTGATGGTGCTGCTCACCCGCGACCTGGTGTGGGGCGAGGGCGCCAACGTCGGCGACCTGTCCTCGCTGCTCATGTTCGTCCTCGGCGGCTTCGCCGGGGCGGGCGGCGCGGGCGCGATGTCCGTGGGCGCTCGACACCTGCCGGGCGGCAAGCCGTGACCGCCGAGC